ATGGGTTTGAAATGAAAATCAAGAGGTCCTTTTTTGGACGTGATTGTTATTTATCTCAAACCGGCACATTCTTAAAAGGAATGTGGTACCATGGGGTTCATCCTTGTTCAAATGCAATTTATTGGTGGGGTCCTTTACCTTCTAGATTGATTAAACTTAGTAAGGTAATGACCAAACCTCTTAGTATTTGCCGTCAAAATGCTAAGACAAAGTTTCCTAGACATGAATATGATGCTACTCTTAACGAATTGTGGTATTGCACTATGCAAATGGTTAAAGCCACATGGTGCTTTGTTATTATTCCACCTGTTCGTAGTTGGTTTATGATTTTGATCAATGAGTATGCGATTTATGCTAAGGAACATAATTTGCCTTTGTACGAAGAAGTGAAAGCGAGAACTGATGATATGTCAGAAATTCACAAAGTTCAAGCTCTTAGTCTTCCAGCTGATCTTTTGGATATGTGTCCTTGTTGGGTCGATAGACTAGCTTCACACTATCACGTGGAAGTTAGTTTGGTTTTAAATTGGGCAGACCATTTACAGAGAATCAGACCTGGTTCTTTTTCGATTCATCCCTTCTGGCAAATAATGGCTGAAGTGGATTACAACTAATTGTGTTAGTTAGTTGTGGCGCGCACACTAGAAATAAAGACCATCTTCGCGCCTTATGTGGACGGGCGTGCACAACTGCACAAAATTTTATTTTATCATTTTATATAAAAAATGTCATCTCAAGCTCCCTCAAAAACTCCTAATCCAGCCAAAAAGAAGAGGCAAAGAAAGAAGAAGAGTAAGAGAGCTCAAGGTAAACAACCTCAAAATTCAGTCAATAGCTCACAAAAATTTGAAGATGCTATCGTGAAGATAGAGACTGCTGCTTCGATGAATACCCCTATTGGTCAAGCTGCAATGCCTAGCAACCTCAATAAGGCACAAAAATATGCTTTGTCACTTATTGATCCTTTCAATTTCGGTAGTAGGATACCTGATTCTGATGGCGCTGATAGTGCCTTCTTTCTCAGTGTCCAAAACTTTTATCCTGGTGTGAATACAGGAACTGGTTTAGCCAATCCTGGAGCATTCTCCATGGCTTTTCAACCTAAATTCGGAAGTCCTGCTAATCCTCTATCTTTCAAAAATGCTATTTGCGACCCAGTCGCACTTAGTCAAGCACCTGATGCTACTGATTGGTCTTCTGCTGGGGCTTATGTTTCCTCTTTAGGAGGAATCAACCCCCGCATGGTCAATGAGATTGATGTACTTGCTTTCAATGACACTGGTTTCGCTTCATTTTCAAGTGGAACTGTTGTCTCCAATTCTCTCCCTTTCGGTAACGGCACTACTCCAATTGTGTCTAATGCCGGAAATGGTTTTACTCCTGTAGATTATCAATCAAACACTGGTGATTTTATATTGGTTCCTGGCCAATATTTAATTGCTATGTCTGCTACAGGTACCGTCTTAACAGACATTATCACTTCTGGTTCCACTGCCACTGTTCAAAATTGGGTTCCTGTTAATGTAAATTCTGCAGGAACTCTTGTTACAGAAGCATGGTTAGTTACTGCCTCAACTGATGCGGCTAGGTTTAGACCCACTATTGCGGGCGCCTCTACTACAGCTGCAATCATCACAATTGCACCAATTGCAAAAACAGATTCAACTCAATCACTTAATAATGGCATGGTTGAGAAATTAAGACCAACATGTATGTCAGTCTTAGTTTCATATGTTGGAACTACATTGAAAGACGGTGGTACCATTGCCTCAGCATTTGTCTCTGGTGATGCTCTTTCCAGTAGATTCTTTGCACAGTCTGCATCCGACAATGTTGGATCATTCCGTACAGTAGAATCTGTTGCTAATGTTCCATTAGCTTATAATGGTCCTTTGAAGAAAGGAACTTATACTTTTTGGAAACCACTGTCAGAAGCCGATAGGCTTTATTACAATGTTAGTGAGTCTAACAACTACATGTATCCCAGTATAGTTATCACAGGCCAATACAATCCTGATGATATAGCTACTACTGGTATTCAAAGACCTATTCGTGTCACCGTAGTCACTGGTTATGAATACCAGACTACCTCTCAACTTCCTGAAAAAGCGAGGTACAGAGGTAGTGAAGCTATGGTTGATGCAGCTTTGAATATGGTTGATTCTGAAGGTATCATGCAGTGCATGGCCAACGCTGAACATACTGGTTTTATAGATAAGTTCAAGGGTTGGGTACGTGATGCTGCTAATTATCTTGGTAAAGGCCTTTCTTGGGGAAAGTCAGCAATTAACCAAGTTGAAAAACTTGCTCCTGCTGCGCGTTCTTTTATAGAAACGATAGAACCCATGCTAGCTCTAGCATAGTTTAGC